CCCCGGTTGACCACGTGTGCCACTTACTTCCCCAATAAACTATAAATCATCCGCGTCACGGTGTCGTCGGGCTTGCCAGCTCCACCTTTCATCATCGACACGAATTGAGGTAACGGCATCTTTCGGTTAAGGATCCGAGCGGCGACCCAACGGCCGCATGTATCCGACTCATCCTGTTGAAGCTTAGTGGTGTTATGTGTGACGGGCTTGTGACCCTTGGCGAGCAACTGTTTTAACAAGGGCGCTGTCTGATCAAACTCCAACTGCTCGGCCTTGCTGAGCCATGTGCGGTTTCCATCGATTGCAACGCCAAAGCTATCAAAAACCTCATAGTGATCAGGATGGTTCAACACGGCAAGCCAATGGCCAGTATCCTGGTCCTCGGTCAAAAAAAGAAGAATGACGGCGTCATGCCCTTTAAACATCTCTTCGGGGCTTGACATGTTCTCAAGCTCGGGGTAACGATAGATAGGGACATTGCCAACGAGTTTCCGGAGGTCATCTTCACCAAGGGCATATTCACTCAGGTCATGGAGTGATTTCGACATTCTATAGCGCCAGCGCGTCAAGGTCACGAAGTCCACGGAACAAATGGATCGAAGTGTCTAATAAGAACGGTCAAGCGGCTGGCTGCATTAGATAGGTCACTTCGATCCAGTCGCTTCTTTCACAAATCTCGACCAGACCTTGTGGTTCTGAGTGCGGTCATCATGAGTCACTACAAGCGAGGCCGAGGATTGGGTGACCTGGGCGGCAACACGTATGACCAGACCATCTCCTCAGGTCTCATTACCCGGACGCGCGACTCGATTCACTATGATACGAACATCCTTGTGACAACGAGTGTTGATTCTGGCGTCACGACCGCCGGCGCTCATGGCCGGTATGCGCGCTTCCGCGATACACGGTTAATGCCATTGCTTGGAAGCACCGGTGATTATACGGTCGCTCTCGTGCGCGGCACGGTAACGACCAACGACATTCCCCTGTTCTGTCCTAAGCCTTCTAAGCTTATCACGGAGAATGGCCAGCAGTTTTGGGAGGTTAGCGCCGAGCCTGGTCTGGCGTATACGTGGACTGGACCTGTCTACACGACCGACACCACAAGCTGCGTGCTACCTGTAGTTGACCAGACCTTCGCATCCTGGCCTACGTCTGGGTGTATTCCCTTTTACACTGCAACGACAGTCCCCGCAACTGGGTTTGGTGCGCGGAAATTCGGGTTTCTCGATTGCTCTACGGTTGGATCATCAAACGACACGCGTGCTACTATTGTAGCAAGTCGCCTAACGACGCTTTTTTCTGTTGCTACGCTGTCAACTGTCACTGTGGGTACGTCTGGTACGGGATCAGCGGCGGCGACGCAGTATTATTCATTTGTAAATTCAAGTACAACGGAAACGATCTATCTAGACTTTACACTTCCGTCGTCGTATCAACAGCTCAACGGCTTGAGCGGGACGCGTCCAACGAAGAAGGGCATTTTGCAGGCGTGTAAGCTTCTTGGGTTTGTTCCGAATACGATCTTTGCGATTCCGCCGGGAAGCGTGACTGTGTATGCCCCGCGGGCGTACCAGCTTGGATTCCGTACCACCATGAATCTATATTCGTATAAGACTGTGCGGTGGGTTCCGGAGGATCTCGCGAATCTGACAATTCCAACTGAACAGGACGTCAAGATGGGAACTGGTGTTGCATCTCCCTCGTATTTTGACTGCTATTCATACCAGCATTTTCTCAACGAGTGCATTAACCCTACATTTCAGCGTGTCATCTATGACGAGTTTGATAATAGCGGGTCGACTGTGTTGAGCGAGCAGTGTCTTCAGCGCCAGCTTCAGACCGCGTGTGTTGCAAACTGCAACACTGCCATCTGGTCCACTAATACTTCATATGCCGTTGGAAATTCCGTCACGTATAATGGCCGTGCTTACTATGCTCAACGTGCAAACACGAGCGTAAATCCAACCTCAAGTACAACAGTTTGGATGGATATCGGAACGTCAATCCTTTCTTCGTGGGTTCCGGGTCAGACGTATTACGCTGGAGATGTCATAACATACATATTACCAGGCTCTGCATTCTCACTCACCCCTAACATCTACACTGCAGTTGTTACGACTACATCTCTGCCCACCACCGCGGGTCAGTGGACGTACGACTCTACGGGATTAATTACAGCAGCGACAAACATTACCCCTAACATTCCTGCTGTGGCAACTGCTGCTCCCTACATTACATTCAACCCTTCGACTCAGTTGTTTGTGTTGAATTTGGATAGTTATGGATTTGGTGGTACGTCTTCTACTAACGTTGATGATGGGTATGGTGGTTTTGTTGATAACTCAAGCGACCCACAGTCTGCGCTACAACAGGAAAGCAACGCGACACTGAACGACCAGGCTCGCGATTCTTGGGGATTAACAGGCACTGCGCCAGTCACAACGCTACCATACACGATTGCCCGCCACCCGTTCAAGGCATATGATGAAAAACTGTCAGTCGAAGTGGATGATTACTTCCATCAGTTGTTTGGAAACTGGCCGGCGCTGCGATTGATCTATACAGACCCCGGCACACAAGTCACGACGTCGTATGTGCGCTATATTCCCCAGGCTAACGCAGCGGGTCTCGCAGTTTCGCAGCCTCTGCCCTACGCCACCCCGACGGTTGCTGCAACGTCCTATCTACCGTATGGCCGTGTTGCTGGTAATACGCCTTATGTTTACACATTCCCGCAAGATTACCCGTCGGTTGGTCTGCTCTGGAATCCAGTCGACACATTGGTCGTCGTTACGGGTGAAATCCCGATGCTAAACGACGAGGTCTCACCAACGTTCTTCCTTGGCGACGTGTATATTGATAGGGGGTCATCGAACGGAGACTCTCTTAAGATTTTGGGTGAGTATGTGGTCAAGGCGATTAACCAGGTCGGCCAGGAGTACCGCAATGAGATCGTGTTTGAGCCCCAAGCGATTGTGCGGTGTTCTCTTCAGAGCGGCACGGTTTTCAAGACGTTTGATTACCAGATCATGATGCGGATGAAGAACTCAAACGCACTTCGGCCATTGACTATCTCGAACGGCGGGTCTGTCTTTATGCGCTTCCAGTTTGAGATCAAGGCTGGAATTTAAGTTAAGCAGTAGTTGCAAAATACAGCCTTTCTGTGGCTTTAGAGTATGTAATCCCACAATTGGCCACCCCACTCAAGCTGGTCATCAGATTTAACACTCTGTCAGAATGAGCACCATTTCGAAGATCGCGGTATACGACCCGCGCCTGCAGCAGGATGAGCCCGCGTATGCCGTCCAGAAGGGCGCGCTGTCTGTCAGCGTTGCGCCGTTCCAGGCCATTTCCGCGAATTCGAGCCAGATGACGTTCCAGGTTCTGGTTCCGTCGCTCAACGTGTTTGTCGACCGCAAGCTGCAGCTTTCGGCGACCCTTAACTTTACAGCACAGCTTTTCTACGGCGGCGCTCGCTCGTTGTCGCTTAAGAGGTATGCGACTCTCACTACTGCGTCGATTTCATCAAATACACTGACAGTTCCGTCGTTTGCTCTCCCAGTTGGCACTCGTGTGTTTGGTGCTAATGTGAAGCCTGGTACAGTCGTTATTGGTCCTGCCGCGGCCGGTTCAACCACGTTGTATTTTGTTAACATTGTCCAAACTGTGACCGGCCCAGTCACGCTCTTTTTTGAGATTCCTTTTAATTATGACGTTCCGGATCCGTCCATGGGCGTCCAGACGAGCCAGGATCTGGGGTTCATGAACGCTAACGGCGATGAGTCGTATATGCAGCTTGGCTACTGCACTGCCGTGTCTGCAAAGGACCTGTCGTATTGCTCATTCCCCCTTCAGAGTGCGCTTACCAACATGACGGCCACTCTCAACGACTGCACCGTGACGACGAACGGCGATACGCTTCGCGAGCAGCTTCTGCTCACCATGACACCGGAAAACATTAAGCAGCGCACGACTCCGACGAACATTGACACGTATGCATGGGGTCGCGACGATGTGTCTAACGGCTCTGGAAACTTCTCTTCGTATTCAGTCGTGAATGCCCTCGGTGATATCCCAAACGGTGCATATCCGACGACTTGGTTTTCGGATGCTACCCAGTCTGCACCGCTGGCCAGTGTTGCTGCTACTCCCATCAAGGTGGGCACGACGACTTCGTTTCCGTATCTGGCGGTTCCCACCACGGGTGCTAACCTTGTGGGTTCGTTCGGCCTCGAGTCTAGCACTGGAGGGTATGCTGCCGGAAGCGCGGGTGTCGGTTGGTACATCGCCACTCCGTCCACGGAGGTCAGTCTTGGTGCGGTGCCGCAGTATCCGCAGGTTATCGTTCCGTTCGTGAACAACCAGCCGGTTTGGACCACGGGATTCCCTGGTGGTGATCTGATCTGCAACGGCAATGCAAAAACAACCGTTGCCGCGTTTTCCGTCGTTGCTGGCCTCGCACCAGTCCTTACGCTGCTTCAGGATGTTCCACCCTATTGCATGATCGCGGCGCGTCTGTATACTGTTGTTGACTCGGGAACTGCTGGTACTGCGCCTCCTGTTCTTGGTTGGATCAGTTCTTTGCTTTCGGGCTCTCTTGGTCAGATTGGGTCGACGTACAGCATTGTTGCGTCAACTGGATTCACCGCTACAGACACTTTGTGTCTTTCGGCGGGCTGGCAGGTGCAGAACGGCCCGATGCCCGTCTATGGCGCGGTGTCCGTTGTGGAGCCCCTTGTGATCTCACCGCTTGTGTGGGCCGACAGTGCCGAGTTCCAGACGGTGGGTCTCTACGGAATGACCAATATGCAGTTTGTTCTCAACTTTTCGACGCTTGGAACCGTTTTTGCGGCTCTCAACGCTGGTGCCTCAATCAGCGTCGCTGCTAAGTCCACGCCGCCTTATTGGGTTGACGACATGACGCGCCCTACGACGAACACGGGCAATATCCTGCGGTCTTCGAACGTGCGCACCGTTATCAGCGACCTCAAGTTTGGCCAGTCGTCGAACCAGTATGGCCCGTGGGGCAAGCCCACTCTCTATTGCGGTTTCCTGACGCCTGGTCCGGATATCACGCTTCCGCTCGTGTCCACGGTGCCGTATGTCGAGTTTCCTCGCTACGTGAAGACGGACTCGTGGTCGGGCTTTTCGGGGTCTCAGACTTGCAGCACGAATACGATTTCGCTGACTTCGATCCCGGACATGATCATGCTCTACGTCAAGCCCGCCACGAAGGGCCCGAGCCAGCTTGACACG